AATTTGAAATCCATCCAAGAAAGTTATGATTTGCACTATAACCATGTCTACCTATCCATAACTTATCTAGCTCATCATAATTTGTACTGTCAGACCATGTACCTTCAGATACACCATTGACATACATAGTTGTTGTTCCAGAATTTCTAACAATAGCAAGATGAAACCATTGATTTTCCATTTCTGGAAGCTGACGAGAGCTTATAATTCGATCATTACCGGTGACATGATATCGAAATGATAAATTACCCGCTTGAGCGTTGTTTCCACCAGTTCCACCTATCCATACTGCTGGTGCTCTTTTATTAGAATACGGACCATCTAACTCTCTAAAATCAAAAAGGTAATGATAATATCCAACAGAATTTCTATATGCTACTCTACTACTTGGATAATCTTGTGATGGAGAGGGCCCTTGAATAAAAAACCAACCTTCAATAGTAAAATCATTAGTTCCTAAAGTAAAATCAGAATTTGCTGCAACCTCTATATGAGCATTACCAGCAGTAGTAGGGCCAGCGTTTAATTGCAGAGCAGTAGACCCAAAAGTTTCAAACTGTAATGAAAAATTTTGAATAGTTGTTGCAGCATTTACACTATCGGATACTGAAAATGTTAAAGTAAAATTTCCGGCATAGTTGCTATTTGTTGTAGGTGTGATTTTAAAAAACTTATTTGTTGTATTTGTACTAGGTGCTAAAGCACTATAAGTTCCATTAGATGTTGCACTAGACGTAATAGTAGCCGTTGCACCACCTCCATTTGTTAGCGAACCAGTTGTTACTGCATATGAATATTGAAGAGTAGTACCTGGGTCTGCATCTGTAGCCGTGATTTCTATTGTAGTCGCTGTTCCATCAGTTCCTAGTGTTACTGAAGAACCAGAAGCTGGAGATGAAATAACAGGAGTACTATTTAATTCATTAGTAAAAGAATACCAACCGCTACCATTATGAACATAAAGTTTTTTTGTTGCAGTTACATATGCTAAATCACCAGCTGCCCCTGTAGCTGAAGCCATAGTATTTACGTTTGCAAAAACTGATACACCCCCAGCATTACTATCAGCAGCTGATTGACCAGAAGCTTGAGTTTGAAATTGTATTTTATTATCAGAACCTTTTTTAATAATAACTTTATTATTAGAATCACCGATTTCTAATTCAGATGCTATTAGCTTTTTAGGAGTTCCACTAGCATTACCAATACTTAAATTATCAGAGCTATCTGTAGTTAATTTTGTATTACCTATCTGTATAGGAGTGGTTCCTTTTCTATCTGCTCTGTCTCTTGCTATACTCATAGTTTATCCTTTAAGGTTTTGTTGGCCAGTCACTGTCTTCAATGTTAGGCCATTTATCTTTAGTAGTTTCTGGTAAATCTCTTAGTGCTTGTCTATATGTTTTCATGTCATCAGACATAATTACATCAGAAAGACCATATACATCTGTTTCTACTAAAAGTTCTAAGCGTTTGTTTCTATGCATCTTTGCTCTAACAGCAGTTTCATAAGCTTCATCTGTTTCAAAATCTTCTCTATGCATCTGACTCAACTCCAAATACACTATATTCATAAGAAGTATCAGGATTCCTTAATGCAGAACCTGCTAATAAAACAACTGGTAAAGGTCCATCTGATTTGTTAGCACCATATTCTTTGTGAAAATAAGAACTTTGTCCTTCAGTAGTTTTTATAATTGGATATATATTATATGAACCTTGTATATATCCAGTAAAAATTTTACCTGTTGGAACAGTATAAAAATCTGCTACTGCACCTTGTTTTCTTATTGAAATATTTTTTGCATTTGCACCAAGTCTATAAACATCTAAAGTTAATGGTGTAATTTGACCTGCTGTTATTGCTTTTAATCCCATAATAATCTCCTACTCACTCTTAATTCCAGTTATACGTAATTTAATCGAAGGCGTACCTTCATATGTTCTTGCACTTTGAGTAGCTGTTAGAGGAGTAAATTCTGTAATGCCAAACTGAGTTTCATAACTAGTATAAACATTCATATGATTGGTGCCATTTACATAGCCATTTTCACCAGTTACAAAATCATAATAAGATAAATAATTAGAAGTATTTTTGTAATAAAATCTATCGCCATAAGTACCATGAGAGTTAGTTACATTATTTATTGCCATACCACTAGGTAGAGTAATATTTCCACCACCATAACTAAAATCCCCAGTATGCGTTGGGAACCATGACCCCTGTTGTATAGTAGTTGAATTATAGACTCTAAATATAACGTAACCACCATTACTTAAAGCAAGACCATATGGAGGATAACTACCTGCACCCAATCTCTGATTAGGGGTCCCACCTGCATCCCAAGTAGTTAAAGTATCTGTTGATATTTCATAGGTGTAAGGGCCAGCATTATTATAATTATAACCACCATGAAAAACTATATGATCACTTCCAACCATAAACATTTGAGGATAACTAGATAAAGCACTCATTGTTTCTGGCAATGCTTTAAGGTTTGTTAAAGAAAGCGCAGATGATGTGTTTGCAGTTGCATCTAATCTTTGTAAGTGTGTTGTACTAAAAGTATAAACATATTGCTTTTGATCAAAAAGGTATGGCTTATAAGAAGTAGTATCTGAGTAAATGCTTGTGCCAGAAGAATTACCTATATAACATCCTTGAGAACTATTAGCATCACTATAAATTTTAACAAAATTACCTTGATAAGAAGCAGTACCACCAACATTAGAATACCACCAAGTTAGACTAGTACCAACGTTTCTTCCATTCCATCCACTCGATCCATTATTTTGATCAGATAAAAGTGCACCTAATGTATATTGAGGAATATTATTTCTATAAGGTATAACATAAGAATGATAGGTATTGTTTGAACCCCACCAAGTAAAGGCTACATCTTTGTCAACAACAGGTAAATTAGTAGCTTTTACTTTAAGCGTTTCACTTGCTCCAATAATTGCAGTGCCTTCTAAATTACCAGATAAAGAACCAAGTTCGTGATCACCTACCATTAGTTTAGCACTTGCAGGGTAGGTAGCGTTTCCTTCTAAAGATTGTACATATTTTATAGTTCTTCGTTGTGATGAAGTATTTGTAAAAATTGTGGCTTCACCACTTGAGTTAAAATCACTCGATTGTAATGTACCATTAAATAAAGTTTCTAAAGTATCAGCCATATTTCCTCCTATAGCCCATAAGCTAATGTTGTAGCATAATTAACCCCTGCTTCTATAGAGGAATTATTATTAAGGTTAGTTATTTGTGAACCGTCAACAGCAGGTATTTTTGCATTACTGTCTAACTGTATAATTTTATTTGCAGTTGTTCCTGTATCAACAACAGAAGAAGTACCTAAACCAAGTGTTGTTCGAACTGCTGCTGCGTCAGCATCATCAAGTATAGACCTACCAAAAGCAGTTATTGGAGTTACAGCATAAGTATCTGATCCAGTAGTATAAATCATTCTGTCAGCAACAGTTGTTAAACTTGCAATAGAATCTAAACCAGAATCGATTCCTACTAAACTAAAATGAGGTCTACCAACATAAGCCATTATGTAATCTCCATTATACTTAAAGTAGCATCAATTTTATTTGCTACAGAACAATCAATTTGAATTTTATCTGTTGTTTGAACTACTACTTTATTACCTCCTAATAACTCTAAAGAAGAACCTACAGGTATAGGTGCATTTTTAACAAGAAAAGTATCTTCATTTGTTTCAGTATCACTGGTATTACTTATTAGCTTAACACTTGCATTAACTTGAGATGTATGAACATTTGCCAGTACTAATCCTAATATAACTGAAGTAGTACTGCTTGGTACTGTATACAAATCAAGAGGTGTACCAGCTGATGCAGGCATTGCTGCATTTGATTTTACTTTAAATGTATTTGGCATATTATTATCCTAACGCTATTGCGATTGCGGTTGCTTCTTCTTGTGCTATTGTTCTTGCAGTTGCTACAGTAATACCTCCTGCACCAGTAATAGCACTATTAACATAAGCAGTAGTAGCTATTTTAGTTGTATTATCTGAAGTAGCTTGAGTAGGTGCTGTTGGGTTTCCAGTTAATGCAGGTGAGGCTAAAGGTGCTGCACCAATATCTGATAATACTTCTGCTGTTGATCTTGATTCTAAACCATTAGCTGTAAACCTAGCATATTCATCATCAGCAACAGATGTACTATCTATTTTAACAGTATTAGTATTTGATATACCAAAAGTTAAAGATGCTTGTGCGCCTATATCTGACAATACCTCAGTAGCTGAACGACCTTCTATGCTTGTTCCGTCAATCTTAAGAAAATCATTATCTGCTGCACCACTAGTAAATATAGGAATATTACCATTACTAATACCTGTAGTAACTGCTATAATTGATTGCCAAGAAGAACCATTATAATACTTTAATGCATTAGTAGTACTATTATAAAATAAATCACCTTCGTCTAAACTAGAACTAGGATCAGAAGAGCCTACTCTGTATCTATCTGCAAAACTGTTTACTCCAGTAATATTATTTGCAACTGTTGTTATATTGCTGTTTGCACTAGCTACTGTTGTTACGTTACTAGCAATTCCTGCAACTGTACTTATATTTGCACTAATTCCTGCTACAGTACTTACATTACTTGAAATACCTGCTACAGTACTTACATTACTGGAGATACCAGCTACAGTAGATACCGCTGAATTAATATTTGAAACATTAGTTACATCACTAGAAATTCCAGCTACAGTAGTTACATTTCCACTAATTCCAGCAACTGTATTTATATTACTAATACTACCTGCTGCAGTATTAATATTAGCAATATTATCTGCTGTTGTTGTAACCTTATCAATACTACCTGCTACTAAAGATAATGTTGTATCTTTAACTGTTATAGTATTACCCATACCATTTCCATGAACAGTACAATAATAACGTAAGGCAGCAGGTGCATCTGAAGCTAATTCAATTATTATTTTTCTATCACCAGAAGCTCTACCCGCATTAAAATTAGTTGTATTTTCATAATCACTTGCAGAAGCAGAAGAACCATTAAGAAAATAAGTAACCCCTGTTGTATAACTACTACCGCTACTATTTTTAAATTTTAATGGATGTCCATCATTAGTAGCATCATTTTGATTAAAGATATAAGTATTACCCCTAAAGGTTGTAAGAACAGGATTGTTTGATCCTGATAAAACAAATACTCCTCCTGCTACAGTAACTGCATAAGTTTTATCTAAAGCGTCTGCAAGGGAAGAAACATCTGTAGAAATATTAGCTACTGAAGTAATATCAGAAGATATTCCTGCAGCAGTTGTAACGTTGCCATGTATTCCTGCAACTGTGGTTACATTACTTGCTATATTTTTTACTGAAGTAACATCAGAAGAAATATTAGCTACACTAGTTACATTGCCGGAAATACCCGCTACAGTAGTTACGTTAGCATCTATACCTGCTACTGTGTTTATATTACTAATATTAGTTGCAGCAGTGTTAACATTTGCAATAGCACCACCAACAGCATTTACATTGGTTATTGCTCCAGCAACCGTACCAATAGTATTAGCTCCGCTTAAATTAGAAGCTATTGTTCCTATAGCAGTTGTATCACCTGCAACTGTTGTTACATTAGAAGCAATACCTGCAACGGTAGTTACATTAGCATTTATACCTGCAACAGTATTAATATTAGTTGCATTACTTGCTACTGCATCAATATTTGTTTGTTCTGAAGTTGTAGGTGTAGTAACTTTCCAATTACCCCCTACGTAATATTTTAACCTTTCATCAGTTGTATTAACGTATAACATTCCATTTGCTATACTGCTTCCATGAACAGTTTGCGTAGGATTACTGTTAAACGTACCTAAAAATATTTCTTGAAATTGTTTTAAAGATTCATCTGAAGCCGTAGCTGCTACTAAATTAATATTTTGAGAAGTTGAAAATACACTTCCTTTAGCATCATCCTCAGTTGTAGTTAAATTCCATGCCATTAAATTAACCCCATTCCTGAAAAGCTAATAGAAGTATTACCACCTGTAGCAACTCTTTTTCTTTCTTCTGCATTTAATTCTTCTATTTCTTGTTTGTATTTTGCATCATAAATCTGTATTTGTTCGGGTTCATTAAGATAAGCAAAAGCTTCTGCTAATGCACCATATAATATTATTCTTTCATTTTGATCTCTTAACCAATTAGGCTGATAAGCAGGCTCCATATGAAAAGCGTGTGTAGTAGAACCAGTACTTACTGCACTTACATTTACTGGCCTAGTACCTGTAATACCATTAACAATATCTCTATTACCGGAATTATTTGCTATCTCAAAATATAATATAGTACTAGTACCGCTAGATGAACCTAAAGCAGTCATAGTCGTTAAACCTTTACTAGCTTGCGCTAAATAATTAGCAGTGCTTATAGCATACTTAGCATCAACGGCAGAAGCTCTTTGATAATAGCTAACTTCTAATACATCATTTTCAGATAAGTTACCGTGTACTAAAAAATAATTTGATATTCTTGTGTAATAATTAAAATTTTTCTTATCTGCAAATCTATCGTGAAAAGTTCTTCCATCTACTTTTTGATTCCAAACTATTCCTGATCCTTTCTTTTGAATATAAATTAATTCTATTAAATCATTTGGCACAGGTATTTTAACTTCAGAACCAGAACCTGAGGAAGCATCTGCAACAAAGTCGCTTGATGCAATAGTAAATTCTAATACTACTTCATGTGCAGGTACTCTTAAAGTTCTGTAAGCTTTATCTGCAGCATAGTTAAGAAAGTTAGCTATCTGAGCATCTGTAATAATTGTGCTATCTCTATCTAGATAATTTCTTACTCTGGTAACCATTTCAGTATAAGTAGCCATTGCATACCTTCCTAAGAACTAACAAGCAAGTATGGATAGTCCTCTATTATTATCTTTTTAAATTTCTTCATAAGATCTTTATCACTCGCAGTTGCTGGATCATGTATATTAACACCATATTTAGTTGCAATTTCTATCGCTACTACATCTGGTATTGAAGCAAACTTACGGTAATGACTCTTTTTATTAAAACCCTGTTCTCTATGGTTTTTTGCATCATCTATAAAAGGTTGAATGTCTTGTTTAACTTGCCAACCTTGTCGGCCTCCCATAGGGTTATACTCTATTTGCCCTTCTAGGCCACCTGTCCACTCAGTATGTTTAAATTTAGGCATCTTAACTACTCAAAGTTACATTAAAAGAATCACCTTTACGACTAGGAATTTCACCTACTTCTGCTACAAGACCAGAAGGAACAGCAGCATAAGAACCACCGTTATCTGTTTTAAAGTGAGTAATAACATTATTAGCATTTACTCTAACAGAAGTAAAAGCAATATACTCAGCGCCTCCTGCAACGATACTAGAAACAGTACTGCCAGTAGGATTTCTTAATTTTAATAACATATTATTCTCCAAAAAAGCACCCCGGGAATTACCCCGGGGCTAGTTAACAGGCTATATTAAGATCCAGTTAGACCATAAATAGCAGTAGTACCTTTAGGATTTGAACACTCAAATGACTGTTCTTCAACAATCATGCCGACTGTTGAGTCACCCTTTTGGCCTACGTCTACTTCTTTAAGAGGACGTAGTGTTGCCATTTTATAATATTGTGGATCGTAAATCAATATCATGAAATTAGCAAGATCAATACCTGTAACATTAGCTGATGCATGATCGTAGTTTCTCATAGATACTGAGTTAGTTAAACCCATAATATAGTTTGGTTCTATTGTAAGATCACCAAAATCAGACATATAAACGTCAACAGAAGCTCTTAACTTTCCGCCTTCGTCAATATTTCTGCGCACATTGCTGTTAGCAGCTTGTGCAAGAGAAGAAAAGGTTCTTCTATTTTTTGGAGACATCATAGCTCTTCCAGCAGAACCACCAGCTTCATACAAGTTTTGCATAGCTGTATCTATGTGGCTAAGTGCTAGATTACCTTTAGTAGCAGTAGAACCATCAACACCGATACAATCAGTTCCTGTTTCAGCAGTTGATGAATGAGCAGCTTGTCCACCAACACTTGCATTAGGTGAAAAGAAAGTAGCATTAGCAAATACAACATGGTCAACACCGTTAACCCATGAGTAAATACCACCCATTTTACCTTTAGCAGATGATGTACCTGGAGTAGCTACATTTACGGAGTGAACAAGGTCTCTCTCAATGTCTCGACGAAGTTCTGTACCACGCTTTTTAAGCTGGTAAGCATATTCGTCTGCTACACCTGTTTGATCAACTGCACGCTTAGTACCTGATACAGACACGGTTTTACCGTTAATCTGTGTGTAGTTACCTAAACGTGTTCTACTTCTTTTAGTAATAGTGTTACCACCATCATTTTGGTTAGTCGCACCATCTGGTCCAACATTATCAAAGTCAGCACCTTGTACCATACTTGAATCTGCAGGATCATTTAGTTCGTCTGTTTGCCACTCGTGATATATACCAGTAGCTTTGGTCTTCCCAATGGAAGCCATAAACGGAGTTTCAGAGCGAGTAATCATGCTAATGAAGTTAGCTAGGTCCTCATTTTCTGAAACTGCCGCAGAAGAAGTACCAGAATCAAATCGATTATCTGACGCTCCTTGAGTTGCGTATTGTCCAGTAGCCATTATTTACCTCCTAATGACTTAAGTTGAGTTTAAAGATTTTAAAGCGTATTGCTTAAGAAAAGCATCTTGATCTGCTTTGGAAGCATCTTGTTTAAAAGCTCTTGCTTTAACCATAGCTTCTTGGTCTATCCGCTTCTTTTCGGCTGGTATAGACTTTTTTACTGGGGTTTTAAGTGTCTTAACAACTTTACGTTTTGCAGCACCCTTAGTTACGCCTTTTTTAAGGTTCTTATAATCGTAAACAAATTTAATTAAAGTAGGTTCAGTAACTACATTAATTAATTGCTCAGGTAAACCTTCTTCTAACGCAAATTCTCTGATTTCTTTAGCAACATTTTCATTCCATTCTGGAATATGTGTAGAAATGTTATCATTAAATTTTTTAACTTCTTCTTGAAATCTTTCTTGTTGAAACTTTTGTTGTTGTTCTTGTAATTGTTTCGTTAAGTTTTCACGTTTATTTCTAGCTTCCCAATAAGCTTTTTGTTGTTTACTACGTTGTTTACTAAGTTCACCAATTTCGTAAGTGTCATCAGCTTCTTCTGCTTTAGCAATTTTTTCTGAGAGATTATGATAAGCTTCTTGTGCTTTATTTTCTTCTCCCATTAAAGATTGTTGTAGCATATTTCCAATTTGATCAAGCTCAGCTAATTTCTTCTGTTTTTCTTCTTCTACTGCTTTCTTTAGCTCGCCTATTTCTCGACCTTGTTTTGATAAAGACTGTTTGGTTGCTGAAGAAGCAATCCATTCAGATAACTTTTGAGTAACTTCCTCGCCGTTTATCTTATGAGTTACCATTATATCGTCTAAATCTTCTAAAGTATAACTGTCAGCTTCGGTAGACTCATCATCTCTGCTTTTAGTTTCTTCAGTAGTTTCTTCTGATACAGCTTCTTCTACAGTTTCATCTACTTCATTTGTTGCAGCTTCTTCTTCAGAGGCCAGGTCTTGAGGTGCCTCTTCTTCTTCCGCTGGGTTCGCTTCAGCCTCAGGTAGAGATTCTTCAGGGGTAGGTACAATTCCAGCTTGTTGAGCCAGAGGTGAATTCCTGATAATGTCACTGAGTTGTGCGTCTTCGTTACCGCTAGGAACACTCACGTCATCCGATTGGGTAGAGGTTTGTTGTTCAGCCATTATTTACCCTCCTTTTTCATAGAGGGCATCTTTATAGTAGGCATATCGCCTTCTACAAATTCTCTTATTTTAATTAAGGAGGCTATTTCACTAGCCATTGACCTTAATCTAAAAACTCCTTGCGGCCCTGCTCCTTCCACATTAAGTGTAGTACTCAAAGCCGAATCTATATTTTTAATTATTGCTTCGTGATTACCTTCTTCAATTAGCGCCATTCATATTCTCCTTCATAGCTTGCAAATTACTTCCATAAGTTTCCATTTGTAACATCTTTTCTTTTACAGAACCAAGTGCCATTGCACAATGATACAAATGATCTCGAGACTTATTTTCATGAGGCTCTGTGTTAAGCCACTGTATAAATAAGTCTACAAGTATTTCGCCATAGGCATCTGTAAAAAATTCTTCTCGATGTTGTGCAGAAAACTTAGCATTTTGCAAAGCTAATTGCGCTTGTCTATCGGGATGTATTTTTTGTGTCAGCCTCTTCTCGGCATTTTCTCTATATTTATTCATTATTATACTCCGCTATTTACCGGTTTATTTGGTGGTTGAATTACTGGTGCTGGTTTATTAATATTTTCTCTGTTTGGATTAATAGATTGTTGAACTATCCCGGCATTTTCAGGTGTTGTTTTTTGACCAGTAATATTTAGAGGATTTTTATCTTGAATATTAACTTCTAATTCATCTAGTACTTGTTTAGATAATGCTACAATATCGCCAAAAGGAGGTCTTTCAGAAGGTTTAGTCCCTTCTTTTTCTGCTTTCATAGACAGTTCTGCCCACTTTTGAAAATGAGTATCAATTGCTATTGCAAGTTGTCTCGCATTATCTTGATAAGCATTATTAGATTGTGTATTAGTATAACGAACATTTGCATTAGCTTGATCAATTTCACTTTTCATTTTAGCTTCGGCCATAGCTTTTGCTTGTTCTTTTTCTTTCTTCTTTTCTTCCATTACTTTCTTTGTAATTTCTTGAAATTCAGGTGTAGTATAATCTTTAAGGTAATCTCCTGGTTCAAGATCAAGAGAAGTTAACATTTGATTTGCTATTACCGCATAAGCATCTGGTCTTAATAAAGCACCTGCGCCTGCCTGATTTAATAATGGTATTAATTCTTTTGCAAGTAATTGTAGCTTGTCTCTTTTATTAGAATTAGCATTTTCACCTAATTCAACATCCACTTCTAAAGACATCATTTTAGGTAATTTTCTTATATCAACATCTAATACACCATATTTAGGATTAGTAATTGACATATTATCCATATGACTAATCATAGTATTATAAACACCTTCACACAAGCGTTTAAAACCTGTCTCAGCAAAACGCCTACAAATATGTTGTACACGCTTTTGCGAAGCATTCATTACTTGTTTAAGTTTTATTTCTGAATTACCAGACACAAACAATTCATCCTGGAGACCTTGTGCTGCTTTTGACATACCTGTTGCTTGTTCTTTATGGCGCTGTAGGTACTCCAGGATCGGTACAGTACCAGTCGATATTTGTTCTGGAGGAAGTGCTGATACTGCAGCCGTAGGATTTCCATTAGTCGGTATGAGATCCTTTGGTTTCATATTTTGTAGAGCACTAAAATCTACAACATTAGGATCCGCGAGCTTAGGGCTATAATTAGTAAGATAAGTGTTTTCTACAAATCCTCTTAATATAGCCGTTGAGGCAAGAGTGGAACTTCGCGTCATATCCGCAACAGATAACCCATAGAATTCGTATGGTATTTCATAAGGGCAAATTGAGCATAGAGGTATTTCTTTAACGTCTTCTTCAAATAATATATGTTGACCTGCAGTAATAATATGCTTAAGTTCAGCAATACCGTCACCATCTCGATCTACTTTAATCCAACATTCTATTACTGTAACAGGTTGATTAGCTTCTAAGTTATTTTCGTAATCACCTGAGTAATAAGCTTGACCTGTAATTTCTTTTCTTGATGATTCTTCAGGTCTATAAATTTTATCGTTTAAAGAACTATCAGCATATAATTCATCCCAATCATCTATTGTGTTTGCCCATTCAGCCCATTCTTGCCTAATCTCTGAACGAGTCATTTCTATATTAATTCCAATGAAAGCAGCATCTTCTAATGTAGCAGCTTCTCTACTTATAAGAAAATTTTCAGGGGGAATATTTTCAAGTTTAACTCTTGAATTATCTATAGTTCTTTTAAGTCTTACATTTAAATAATTACCGTCAGTATCTAATTCTATATCACCAACTAACTCTATAGCGGGATCTGCAAGCTTAGCATCTAAAGCTATTTCAGATATTTTTTCATACTCTTCAAATTCATGTACTTTATCTTCAATATAATCCCAACGTAATATGGCATTTTTATATAGTAAAGCACTTTTGACCCATGTATTAAGTATTTCCCAGCCTTTATTCTTTTTAAAGATACAATAATTAGTAATATCAGATGCCATTTCTGCATTTTTAATATCTTCCGGTTTGCCTGAATAAGGTAAAAATCTTGCTATTTTATTATTATTAAACATTAGCTCTGATATTAAAGCTAAATAAGCTTCAACAGTTTCTGTAGTATCTGTTGCAACAATAGAAGATACACCATTAGGATGTAAATGATAACGCGGTAATCCAGCATATTCGTAGGTCGATTTCTGTCTTTCTTCTGACATTTCACTTGAATTAAGCCAAGAACCAGTAGAGTTAGTAATTCCTGTTTCAATCAAGTTAATAAGCTGATCGTCAGTAACAGCTTCTTTATAACCATCTATTTTCATTTTATTTCCTAACTATTGAGTCTCTCTGGACATCATTATATAAGTTCGGCGTAGCCGCCTCGGGGACACCGAAAACCCCTTGCAACTAAGAAAGGAGAAAAGATCGTTGCGGGCGTACCTCGGGGATTATTCAAAACGCTGAATAATCGGATTCTTTCCAGTAACAGACCATCTACCGTCTTTTTCGTTTTTAGCTCGAGTCTTTTCTACTGTATCTGCATTTTCTCTAAGAACCTTTGTACGATTAGTAGTAGGATCCCATACTTTACCATTTTTATGTTTAACACCTTTAGGGGCTTTCCAAATCACTAGTGTACTCCTTTTGCTGTTTTGTCTCTAGTTTCTAGCTCCAATAATTCTTGAAGCTCCTTATCCGACAATTCAGTAACATCCTGTACCGTTGAATGCACTTCTTGACGTGATAACTTTGGTGTTTCATATTCTGCAACTTGCGCCGCAAGGGCAGCCGCAGTTCTTGTATCTCCTTTAACAATAGCATCTCCCATAATTAGTTTCATTACCTCTAATCCTGTGAGGTTAAGTGATTCTAAATCTTTACCACGTTGTTTAAATGCCTTAAGTATTCTTTCTGCCTCTTCTCGTGCTTGCCTATTTTCTACTCTGGCCTTAGCACTTTTAAGCTGCATTTCCTTTGCTTGTTCTGATGATTCAATCATTTTAAGATTATCACCACCAGGGTGTTGAGATAACTTTATTCTTGCAGCTTCAAGGTTTTTCTTCATATCGCTCATAACCAAACCTCATCTTCTCTATCATTTGTAAAATTTATATTGCGCCAGTTAACTCTTGTATTAGTTAACTTATCTGCATGAGTTCTTCTTACTTCCCAGGCTATCGCCAAGGCCATGATAAGATCGTCATGATTTCCGGGTAAAGCCTCAGTTTGTCCTTTATCATTCGCAACATACGTTTTAAGTTCTCCAATAATTTCTTTAGAAGGAATCCATATATCTTCTTCATCGATAGCTCTCTTTAAATAACCTATTACCATTGGTTTAGTACTTGTTGTCATTCTAAAGCCAGGACGACTACCTTCTTCATCAGTCATTGTAATTACACGTTTAGTCTGATAATAAAGATTTACGTATCCCATTTGTTGGAGTCTTGTAATCGTCGCGACTCCCATTGAGTTACTTTCCACCGCAAGTAAAGCATTGTTAAAATACCGCCCAAGATAGAAAAGAGCGTCCCCGAAATTAGAAGGATCAACACTGTTGTCTCTATACGTTGCACAAACATTACCCTCCACATCTAGCACAACAGCTGCGCTATAGTCTTGGCCTACTCCTAGTGATACGTCTGCACCAATAAGAAACACTTCATCAAACTTTGGACTCTCCCATATTTGTAAAGGCCCTTTTTTACTTTCGTCAAATGTCCCCATCATGTCGTTAAAGACTCTGATACTCTCAGGTTTTTCTGGTTTTAAGAGTCCGACTTTTTCTTGGCTAAATACTGAGGAACCGGTGACGAGAAACGCTTCTTCAGAGGTTGCAGGATATTCTTGTTTAAACTTGTCTTCGCCCGATTCCGCAATTTTAAGCCTACGCCAAAGGATTTGCTCATCGGTGAGATCGTATTCTTTTTTGTACTCCTCCTCGTCCGGGGTGAGTTCAAAACCTTCATATACATCTCGACGATATTCTTCCGTCGCAAACCAAGGAATAAATATGGGTATATACTCATTAATGCCTTCCTCAGCGTCTTTAAATAACCTATAAAATTCACCGCTAGCTCCATTAGCTGTTGATTCTAATATTACTTCCGTGTCTTTTGCTTGTGAAATTCCCTGGAACAATCCCGCAAGAATCTCCTTATCGAAATTCCAAAAGGCGATTTCCGACAAGTGCGCGATAGTTGGTGTAGTTCCCCGTCCAGCTTCTTTAGCACCTGCTGTATACAGTCTGTAACCTGAGTCGTTGTGGGCAAACTTAATCTCCTTCGCGTTAGAACGATGAGTTTCCGGCTTAGTATCTTCATTCATTCGTTCAATAATATTTTTACTCATATCAAAGAGCGCATCAGATGTAGCACTATCGTGCGCCATTACTACTGATCTCGTATTAGGCACAAAGAAAGTCTTCCAGAATACTCTCGCTGCACAATACGTAGAAATACCTTGTTGTCGTGCTTTTAAAATTATTGCACGCACCTTACCGGTCTTCGCTCTTTGCTCTTCCAGTGCTTTATTAATAATTTTTTGAGGACCATTGAAATCAAAAGGAATAAAACCCTTTGAGGGGTCCTTCGTAATAATTTTAATTTCGTCTCTGGCAAAAGCTTCAAAATCTCCTTTGTGTAACTTTAATTTATCTCGACGAGCTTTCTCTCTCAGAAGCTCCAGCTTTCTACGATTATCCATAAGTTACTCCTTAGGGCATTTTCCTAATCTCATACACAACTCAGGAGTAGGGCAGTACACACACGGTATATTATCTTTTAACATTTCCACCTTCTCCTTGCTGCTTTTCCTCTTTCACCTGTCCAGCCTCTGGATCTTGCGCAAAAACTTTTACGCCTTTTAGCGGCTTTACTCCCAGGTGCTACTTTGCCAGTTACAGCTGTTTTAAGTTTAGAACCGGGATTATCTCGCCTATACTTAGCGACTCCCTTAGCGGTCATTCCAGCACCAGCTTTAACAGACCTTTTAAAACCGCCTTTAACAGTTTGGCCTTTCATAGTGCCTCTGGACTTTTTCTTTCTTTCAGCCATTACTTTTTCTTCATTACTTTCTTAGTACCGCGCTTAAGCTTTTGTCCAGCTTTCATTTTAGCTTGTTGAGCTTTCTTACCAGCGCTCATAGTACCTTTTTTATAACCAGCCATTCTGGCCATACCTTTTTTCTTTCCCATCATGATAGTTATTCCTTATAAAGATTGTTAAAAGTAACAGCAGGATCTAAGTAACTATTATGAATCTCTGCTGCGTGTTCGTATTGACTTGGCCGAAAATCCGGCGCCCCCTCACCGGTTTCCCAGAGGGCGGGGCTGGTTGCCCTTACTCTATTATTGGGAAGAGCAACGATATTACCCGTCCACTCTTCCGCATCTAATAGCTTAATAACATGACTCTGTTTGTGTTGAGCCGGGTCATCAGCTATATCACTTTCCGTATAGTCTACGGTAAATAAATATTGTCCCTTGTGAAAATTATTATCTATTTTACACAACCAAGGACTTGAACTAACTCTTTCCATTCTTATTATACTGTGATGATGACTACTACAATCCCAAGGTTGACATAAGTGTGTCTCCATAAGCTTAGGCATTGTATCCATAGACAAAAATGCTTCATCAGCTATTAACGCTGTTATAGGCATTCGTGCCCACATAGCACCACCATGTACATTAGGTGTATCATCTATATCACTTTCACATCCTGTAAAAACAATTTGAAAACTTAAGCACCTATCGGGTACAGTATTAACTGCTATTGCTAATCCATGAAGATACTCGCCTTGGTACTCCATGTGATTACAAGTAAATTCTCTCCTTACCCATACTTTAAAATGGGGAATATTACTCATTAAGTAAGCCATTACTTTTTCTTTCTCCTTTTACCAGAAGACGTAACAGACCAATTAACTCTGCCTGGCCCTGTCTTCTTTCTTGCTTCACCTTTACTTATTTTACTCGCTACCTTTTTAGGTCTACACGCAGGATAAGGTCTTCCTTTATCTTTCTTTCCTGAACGCCCACACTTCTTTCCGGTCTTAACATCTCGCCAATCTTCTTTAAACCACTTGGTGAGACCTCCGGATTTCCTAGGCATA